TATCAACCCTGACATAAACCGCAACCCTGCCGTCGTCTTCGTAGTGCACCGAATCACCCTTTATCCTAAAAACCGTTCCAGGCGGGAGGATCACTTCGTCTTGGTCCATCATGTACGTGCCAGTCGGCACGTTGAGCCTTGGCGCTCCCTCGGGCAGTTCAATCTTCATGAGCAAGCCGTCGCCCATCGGGTCCATGTCTGTAGCCACGCCCAGTTGCCGCGAAGTGCTGGCGTTTGCAGCGTCAGAAGTAACGCCATTCTCTTGTAGTTGGCGCAAAACTAGTTGGCCCTCGGGCCCAGAGATAGTGCGGTACAGGTACTCCTTGGGACCTGGCTTAAACTGGCCAGCGAGCGGGTTTTCTGTGAGTGTGCCGTCCCTAAGGCCCCTGTTTATAGCGTAGGAATCGCGAGTGTAGTTCGCTAATGCTTCTCCCGCGCCCCCGCCGCCTTCGCCGAATCGGCCCGCCTCGTCGCGAGGGTGGTCCTCTTCGTTCCACTCCTTGTACGATTTTGACAAACCGCCCAAAGACTCAGACCGTTGGTACCCGAAATCTGCTATAACCGTGTACGCACCATGCAAATCTGGCACGTTTTTATTCATATCCGCGGCTGCCTCCGCATTAGCAGCAAGAGTAAACGCACGCGAGGCGTTGTTTGTTCGTTCAATCGCACCAAAGCGCTGCCGCAAATCTTTCGCCAGTTTAGGCCTAGAACTAAAATGGGAACCTGACAGGTGCGTGTCCAAGAGGTCCCTAAAAGGCAAACTCACAGAACCTGACACAGAACTGCCGCCGCCCTCACCGAACTTACCGTCCTCTGCGCGCGGGTGGTCCTCTTCGTTCCACTCCTTGACCGCCAGCACTGGCGCAGGCACAATCAACAGGAACGCCTTTTCTTCGTGCGCCAAAGCCTCAAGCAAGTTAAACTGCTTTTGCGCCTTCAACCGCGTGTCGTGGCAGGCTACGAGTTCACCGCTATCGCGCTTGTAAACACCCCACTTACCAGCGCCGCACTCGCCGCCTTTCTTGATGGCGTACGGCACAGGCTAAACCTTGACGGGCCGCTTCAAGCGATAACGCTGCAGCGTGTCCCTATCTCGGATAGAAAGCGTGCGGCTGATGACGGGTTGCCCCAACTCGCTGACGCCGATCTGGTCGGTTTGCCCAGCCTGGCGCGCGCTCCAAGCGCGTACTGCCATGACCTCGGCGATCTCTTTGATTTCATCTGGTATGGCCGCAAACCCCCACAGACCAGTGACCCGCACAGTGTCGTACCCGTTGTAAAACAGAGGCGAATAGTTCCCCGCCGTTGGCACGTTAGTCATAACGACCTCAGTGTGAGGAAACGCTGGGTCTTTTTCGTGGTCGGTCGGTCGCAGGAAGTAGTTGCCCGCTGGAACCGTGTACCAAGGCCCGCCAGTGTACGTAGTCGTTTCCAGCAACGAGATGCTCCTGATGCCTTTAGGAAGGAATAAAACGCGGTTGTCAAGCGCATCAAAACCGTCAAAAGTGTAAGTAGCAGAACCAGCAGGAGCGATTACACGACCAGTAAAACTCTCAATGTAGCCGTTCACCTGATCGCATACAACTTGGATCTCGGCATCGTCGGTGGTGTCCGCTGAAGAGATACCCAGTCGGGCCTTAGCGGCTGTGAGGGTGACGTATGCACCTGTAGCAGTTGCCATTTTCGCTCCTTATGGTGGTGCACCCCGCGCGTCGTTAGACGCGCGGGGTGCGTTGCCTTTTCAGGCTAGGCCAACTTAGGCGCGAATGCCCTTGATGACCGAAACCGCGGTCGGCTGCGTAATCGCAATCGCCGAACGTGCAATCGCACGATAGGCTGACTGGTCATTCGCGAAACCAACCTGGTCGCTGAATGCTAGTTCAAGGCCCTGGCGCTCCAGGATCACCAACTTATCAGCAAGGCCTAGGTAGGCGTTTGAGCAGTCCGTGCTCGTGCCGACCGTGTTGGCAATGCCGATCTGGCTGGTGATGTAGACAGGAACGCCTGCGAGGAACGCGCGCGGCCCGTTGCTCCCTGGGAGTTGGCCGTTCATGATCATCGGGGAGTTCACGCCCTGGAAGTTGCTGAGAATGTAGTTCCCAGTCGTGTCCTTGATCTTGCTGAGGGTGTTCAACGTTCGCGGGTGGCAAATGAAGAAACCCGTAGCGCCCTGCGGATCGGCGTTAACCGCTCGCAGGTTGTAGATCGCGTCCAGCACGTTGTCAAACGTGATGGTGCCGCCCGACGTGCCGTTCGCGACCGTGCCAGGAACTGGCGCAGTCGTGGTGCCCGTGTAAGCGGAGAGGCCCGTAAGGAAGTTACCCGTGCCAGCACCCTCAAGGAACTGAGCGTCCTGATACAGCGCAACGTCGCGAGCGAGCGTCTTGGTGATGAACTGACCCCATGCAGGATCAGCGTCGGCAAGTAACTCGTTGCTGAAAACGCGATATCCGTACTGTTTCTTGAGAGAGATAGCCTGCTGTGCGAAGGTTACATCCTGGCCAGTAAGCGCCGCGGCCTCTGCAGCCGATGCGCCACCTGCGCGCGTGTCCTCGCGCGGAAGGTAGACAGTCGTACCAGTGCGAACTGGCATGACGGTAACCCCAGGAAGGTTGCGCGTTACGATTCCAGGAACGAGCGCGTAAGCGAACGCTTCCTGAAGGTACTGCGGCGGCACAAGCGCGCCACCTGCACCAGTAGAACCCTCGGCCATCGCCTTCGCGGTGTGCACAAGGTCGGCGTGCTTTGACTCGCCCATGGCCTCAAGCACCGTGAGCGCCTCGCCCATGCTCTTTGGCCAGACCACTGAGCGGCTGCTCGGGGTGTCGTCGTCAGACGCACCGTATCCGAAAACAGCAGCAGCGGCCTGCGTGAAATCTCGCTCGTACTCCGAGCCATTGGTCCAGTTACCGCGGAAGGCTGCCTTCATGGCAATGCCGACCTTAGGAAGACCATAGGAACGTCGCACGATGTTAACGTTCTTGACAGCAGCAGGTCGGTCCTCGTCTGAAACAGGGTTCACGGCCTTAACAGCCTCTGAAACCGCGTCCTTAACGAGATCCTTCACAGCGTCTGCCGACAGAAAATTGTCAGCCATCGCTTAGTTCTCCTTCTTGACGACCGCTACTTGCGGCCTGTCCTTTTCAGAGCCTCGTCGCGTGCGAATGCACGGAGTTGCTCTCTAAACGCCGACAGATCGGCTTTAACGCTCTCCACGTCCGTTCCCGCGAGAATCGCGAGGCTGGCCATAGGCGGCGCCGTCTGCTCCTCTGTGTCGGTTGCATCTTGGGACTCGCCCTCGGCCTCTACGCCTTCTGGCGCGAGCGACGACGAGAGTTGCCAGTTCCACTTTTGGTGCATGTCCTGGCGATCAGCGAGGAAGTTAGCGATGCCCTGCTGATCTTCAGAGGTCGCCATAGCGAAGCATTCGGAAATCTCGGCCAGCAGCGCCTCGTTGGCCTCGTGCAGGCTCATAGCGAGTTCGTATGCCGAACCAGCGGCCAAACCCGCGGGCAGGCTGCTCATTGAAGCGAGTTCGCCAACCATGAACGGAGCAACGGCGCCGAGTTTGCGCACGTTCTCTGCCAGCGGGTCAACCGACGAATACACGTCGTCATAGATCTCGCCGAACAGTTCGTGATACTCAGAAAAGTCCTCGCCCACCACGTTCCAGTGGTAGCCGTGCGCTCGGAAGTAGAAATCCACCACAGAACCGAGGAGAGCCGAAAGCCCAGAGGCCAGGTCGGTGTACTCGGCAGCGGCTGCCTGCTCTTCGGCACCCTCTTCTGCTGGCGCCTCAGCGGCAGCCTCGGGAGCGACTTCGCCTTCAGCCTTAACCCCAGAGCGCGCAGCAAAGCGTGGCGCTTTGCCCGTTAGGGCAGCCCCGCTCAAAGATTTGTCGTTGCCTGGGTTTGGGAACAAGTCGGACAACTCATCTGCTATGCCGTCGTAAGTTCTTGCGAGGCCAGTATGCCCCTGCTCCTCGGCGTAGTTTGAACCGCGCACTGCGTGTTCGGCGGCGTCTTGGTAGCGTCCCTCTTGAATAAACGAATCAATCTTCCCCAGCAACTTTTCGTGGGCAGCGGAACTTCTTGAGTCGTCTATCTCCCTAGCGATATTCACTGCTTGCTGCCGAGCGCCGTCCGCTCGCCTGACAGCAGCAGCGCCGCCGCTTCGGCC